AGCACAAACTTCGAGTGCTAATTGTGTTAGATTTTCATTAAATGCTGCAAAAAATGCTTCTCTCTCATAAGGAATCTGATCGGGTTCATCATGATATACTTTTTGCACATAATCTCCATATTTTTTTGGAATAAGATGTTCTGAGACAAGTAGTTCAAGTCTCATGTTATTCATACCTGCCTTACAATCCTGTGCCACATGCCATCCCTCATGCCTCATAGTACGTATAAGGGAGTTTGGATTACTCATATATCCTTTATTTAAATAAAAAGTATTTCTTTTTGTGCTGTATATACCACGATATTGCGTAGGAAAATATTTTTTATCACCTAAAAACACTTTAACTCCGATCCGATCAAGGGAATCAAGCATCCCGTTGAATTCATCAGCAATGTCATCAAAATTACTATCGGGATAAGTGTTAGAAATATCAGAGATATCGTTGATTGTTTTGATTCCATCTTTACACCTTCGGGATGCCATGCAA